CCGTCGGTCAGATCCGCCTCCGGCGTGTAGACGATCCGCACGAAGGCCGACGTCGGTTGCAGGTAGGCGAACGGCTGCCCGAGCTTGGTCCGCCAACGAATGTCCGTGGCGTCGAGCACTGCCTCGTTGGACTCGTCCAGCGGGTCCTCGAGGTTCGCGATCTCCACCCGGTTGATCCGGTGGACGATGTACGGGATGACCGGCGGGTCGCCGATGCCAGCCGGGATCAGCGGGTAGGTGTGCGTCGCGGCCTCGAGGTCGATCGTCAGGATCTCGCGCCAGTAGAGGGTCTGCTCGCAGAACTCGCGCACGGCCTCGCGGACGTGATGCTCCACCAGGGGCAGCGGGGCGCCGGGGAGGTCCGGCACGATGCTCGGGAAGAACTCGCTCCAGGCCGTCGACATTTCATCACCCCATCAGGAACAGCTCGTAGTAGTTGCGCGCGCGGCCGGTGCTCATGTGCTCGTCGTCCACGCCCTCCGCGCGAGCCGTGACGTAATCTGCGATCACCTGGAGGTACTCGTCCGGGAGCGGAAAGGGCTCGCCGACCACCATCGCCGAGAAGTCGAGCGGCGGCACGTCGGTCAGCAGGGCGAAGAACAGGTCCGGCCGCTTGCGGAAGGCCGTCTCGAACGCGCCCTTCACGACCGGCATGAGCCGGGCGTCCGGGTAGCGGTCCGCGTCGTCGTCGTTGAGCGGGAACCGCGCTCGGTCGAGCACGTCCTGGAGGATGTAGGCCATCAGACGACCTCAACCGCCGCCGGCCCTTGCCCGACCTCGGGGATCTCGAGGAACGTGGTCGGCTTCTGCTCGACCACATCGCCGCTGTCGGTGATGGTGACGGGCACCCCGTCGTCCAGGGGAGACTTCGTGACTGGCTGTGGGCCGTCGTTCTGGGCGCGGAGGCCCTCGAGGTCGCGGGGATCGGGCGGAATCACGAGCGGCGCGCGCCGCTTCGTGGTGGACTTGACTTTCGGCTCCTGCGCCGGCTTCGGGACCGCGGACGCCTGCGGGACGTCCTCGATCTTGGAGACCCCGACGTCGAACTCGCGCCCGCGGACCAGCGAGACCACGCGCTCACGCATGGCGGGCTCCTTCATGCCGGGCTCGAAGCGGACGCCGAACTCGCGTAGCGCGTAGGACTCCAGGGCCGAGCCGTTCATGCCGCCGACATTCACGGGCACCGACAGGTACGCCGCGGCCTCGTCCTCGGCCTGGCGCTGCGCGCGCCGCCTGAGCAGCACGTCGGCGAGGCCCGCCCCGACGCCATCGGGCAGCGCGGCGCCCTCCGGCGGGTCGACCTCCAGGTACATATCCGTGTGCCCGGTCATCCGCGCGCCTTGCGCGTCGTCGACCGGGTGAACCTGGCCCGGCTCGAACAAGAGGCCGGTGATCTCGTCGCGTTTCAGGGGCTTCGTGCCGATGTATTTCACGAATTTCACGTCGGTCTCCTGTGGGCTGTGCTCGCCGCGCTCGGTGAGTGCGGTGAGAACAACCCGCCGGGCTTGTGGCCCGGCGAGCTGAGTAGCGATGCAACCCTTGTGGGGTTACTTGGCGCCGAAGGTGACGCCGCGCCACGCGGAGTAGAACGTCCCGCCCCCGACGTTGCTCGCACCCGCACCCGTCATGATGACGAGCGTGATGTAGGCATCCTTCTGGAGAAGGAGGGGGAAGGTGTCATCCGGGCCACGGTTGAAGACGTCGTAGACGACTTCCGTCGGGGCGCCGGCCTGGAGGCCAGTGGACCCGTCGAGGAAGAAGTCGCTGACGCCGCCGGAGCCATCGGCGAATTCGTAGCCGATGTCGACGACGAGGTTGGCGCCGTCATCCGAGTCGGGCGCTTCGATCTTGAGCTCGTGCAGCTCCACTCCGGCCGGGAGGAGTCCCAGTCGTAGCTTGTTGCCGACGGTCTCGAAGAAGCCGTCCTCGGCGACGACCTTGCGCTGGTCGGCAACCGCGTTGCCTTCCCCGCTGGATTGGACCGCCTTGAGAAAGAGGTCCGCGGGGTTGATGATGGTCATGGTGTTCTCCTTGAGTTGTGCGGTGGATTACAGCTTGACCGCGGTGTCGAAGGCGATGACGCCGTGATCCGTGGGCTCGACGTTCCCCTCGTTGTCGGGGTAGCCGAAGCGGATCTTCGCCTTGCCGTGCATCTGGTCGCCAGCCACTTCGAGGTTTCGCTCGAAGTTGTACTTCCGCTCGAGCCACGAGAAGAAATACTGCGACCCCTCGTTGACGCCCAGAGCGTAGCCGATGGCCTGCGCGCCCAGCAGCAGCGCGCGGTCGACCGCGTAGCCGGCCGTGAGGCCAGCGTTGACGGTGCCCGCCGTCTCGGCCGCGGTGAAGCGGTCGGCGACAGCAACGAACTGGTGGGCGTCACCCGGCAGGAACCGGATCGAGAAGCGATCGAGCCGCTTCACGAGGATGCCGTTCCACATGCCCGTCTCGCCGCTGAACAGCGGGTGCTTCGACCCGTAGTTCTTGCGGTTCCAGGCGTTCTGGAGGAACGTCCGCCACACGAGCCCGGTCGTGTTCACCAGGATCGAGTTCCACTGCCGCGCGGTGACGTACATGCACCACATGGGTTCGTCCGCCGCGGCCGGATCGTCTTGGATCCGAACGGGGTGGAGCGGGTACACCATGTCGTCCAGCATCGCGCGCAAGATGTCGAAGTGCTCCAGGGAGAGCACGTCGCCCGAGTCGATTGACGCGAGCTGGAGACCGCCTTGCGTGATCTCCTTCGTGGCACCGTTGTTCGCGACGAAGTGACGGTTGTACGTCGGCGCCTTCACCGTGTTGATGAGGATGCCGGCGAAGTCGACGTCTGCCGCCGTGGGGATCAGCCAGTCGCGGCTGGACTGCGTGCCGCGAGAACCGGCCATGTGGACCAGGGTCGACTGCGAGTCGAGCTTGGCGTAGTAGCCGACGAGCTGGCTGCGGGCGATGCCGCGGAGCTGATGGAGCGTCCGCTTCTGGGCCATCTTGCCGCCGGCATCCACGACCTTCGTGAGAAGGTCGATGCGGACGTCCATCGACGTGGAGGTGAGCTTCTCGCCCTTCCCTTCCGCGTTGACGTCGCCGACCAGCGGTTTCCCGCCGATGATGTCGAAGCAGTCGATGCTGACGGCGTCACCCGCCGTCTTGGTGAGGTCGGTCGCCATCACCACGGGCATCCCCGGAGGGGACTGCATCTTGATCTTGCCCTCCGCTGCCGATTGCGTCGGCATGGGGCCGCGGAGATTGCGGCCGAAGCCGGCTGCCTGCTGGTACTGAGTGAACAGCCCGATGCTGAACAGCTTGCGCGCGAGCGGGGAGCCGACCGGAACTTGGGTCTGCATTTTCGTACTCCTTGCTGGTTGAAGTGAATTGGGTCAGGGCGCGCGCGCTAGCAAACGGTTACTAACCGCGGGCGCGATTAGCCCTGGTAACGTCCGAGGAAAGCCTCGAGCTGTGCCGGCTGCATCTTCTGCATCGCAACCGCGAGCTCATCCACCGAGATCGCCTCGATGTCGGCCATTTCGTCCGGGCCGGGCGCCTCGCCGCCCTTCATGTCGGACAGCGTCACCGGAGCCTTCTTGCTGGCTTTGGCGAGCGCCGCATCGATCTTGGCCTGAACATCCGTGCCCACAGAGAGCTTCCCGCCGTCCTTGCCATCGCCGGCTTTCGCCGGGTCGGGCTTCGGTGCTTCGGGTTCCTCTTCCAGTACGTCGCGCACTACCTTGGCGAACCGCTCCGTCAGAGGCTTCTTCCCCCAAACGGGGTCCTCTTTCAGGCGGTCGTCGATCGCGCAGGCCCGATCGAACACCTTGGGGTGTTTCTCTTGCCAGAGGGCGAGAGACGGGTTGCTGTCGATCTGGACCTGGACTTCATCGCGCACGACTTCCGCTTCCGCGTCGTCGTTGACTTTGTCCTTGGCCTCGAGCCTTGCGGCCTTGGCTTCGGAGGAGTCCACGCGCGCCAGCAGCTTTTCGAGGATCCCGGCCATCGCCGGCAGGTCTTCGCGCATGGCGTTGATCTGCTCGCGGATCTCGTCGGTGTCGGTCGACTTGCCAGATGCGGGCTTGCCGGCCTTCGCTGCGGCGTCGAGCTCGGCGGCGCGCGCCTCGAGCACCTGGGCGGTTTTCTCCGCTGCGGCAGCACGGGTGTTCGCGTCGCGTTCGCGCTGCTCGGCTTCATCGGCGCGGATCTTCTCGGCCTCGCCTCGCTGGCGCGCCCCTTGGAGGACTTCATACGGGATGGTCCCGGTTCCGTCCTTCGTGGCAACGGCGCCCTTCTGGGCATCGTCACCGGCCTTGGCCTTGGCTGCCGCGTCGGCTGTCGCCTTCGCTGCGGCATCGGCCGCCGCCTTCGCTTCCGCTTCCGCCTTGGCCGTCGCCTCGGCATCCGCTCCCTCGTCCGCACCGTCGCCCGCGCCGTCTCCGGCGAGGAGTGAACTCTTGGTCGGGATCTTCTCGCCGGCCAGCAGCTTGTCGATGAGGTCTTGGTTCTCGGGAAGCTCGTTGGGGTGGTCGTTGAAATACGTCAGGTCTTGCAGGTCTTTCACGGTACTCACTGTGGTCTCCACTTATCGCGTTGGTCACGGGACGTCTTCACCCAGACGAAGGGGCACGGAGACTGCCATGCACAGGCATGCGTGAACGCACACAGAACAGCGCCCGCTCGCATCCCGAGCGGAAGACCGCGATCGGGGCCGGGAGCGTCGTCGCGAGAGTTACCCGCGCGGGCGCTGTTCTGTAGAACGCACACAGTCAGCCGCTCTCGCGAGAGAGCGGCTTGCTGTCAGCGTTACGCTGGTAGCGGTGCGGCGACGAAGTACCGCACGATGATGGTGGCTCGTCCGACGGTCGGGGCCGCGCCGGTCAGGATGTAGTCGACCCAGACCGTGCCATCGCCTTCAAACTCGCCGACGACACGGGCGCCTACGAAGGTCGTCGCGGCTGAAAGCGTAGCCACATCAGCAATCGTGAGGTCGACGTCATTGACCATCGTCTCGCCGCTATCCTCGAAGTCGCCGATGTTCACGTCGATCGTCAGCGAGGTGCCTGGGTTGAACGACGTTATCGGGACCCTGACGATGCCGCCAAGAAAGATCGCGTCCGCGGGAAGCTGCTGGATGAGGATGCCTACCGACGTGATCGCGTCCTCGCCCGCGATGCGCGGCTCGATCTCGACGAAATCGGTGAGGAACTGGAAGAGCTCATCCAGGGTGATCTCGAAGCTCCCGATCGCGCCGGGGGTGTCCGCGGTCGCCACGAGGTTCCCGGTCGCAACCGACCAGGTGAAGCCGGGCGTAGCCGTATTGAGTTGCGCCACCAGACTGTCGTAGTCCTGGGCAGCCGCGCCGTTGATCGTCACCGGAACGGCGCCGCTGTCATCGACGAAGAATGTGAACGTGTAATCGGTCGTGGTCCCGTCAACGGCCGCCTCGATCTCGACGAAGTCGTCCAGGGCCGGGAAGAGCGTCCCAGCGGTGATGACGACCGTCGAGGCGACACCCAAGGTCCCCGACGTAAGCCGCAGATTCCCGGAAACGATAGCCCAGGTCCCGGTCGTGTCGGCGTTGAGCTCGGCCAGGAGATCGGTGTACGTCTGGGCGTCCGGACCCTCGATGCTAATGGGCTCCGACGCGGCGCCGTCGATCACCACGGATGCGGTGTACGTCGTCAGCGACGTACCCGCCACCGGGGCCTCGTACTCGACGAAGTCGGTCAGGGCCGCGAAGACATCGTCCTCGGTGAGGTCGGTCAGGAGAATGGTGCTGCCGGCGCCGCTGGGGGTATCCGAGGTCAGCCGCAGATTGCCGCCGATCAGCGCCCAGGTCGCGCCAGTGGTCTCGGCGTTGAGCTCGGTCAGAAGATCCGTGTAGATTTGCGCCGCCGAGCCGAGCAGCGCGATCCCCTGCGGGGCGCCGCCGTCCACCGAGACAATCGCCTCGTAGATCGTGCTGTCGTTCGCGAGACCAGTGGCGTCTC